CATTTAATACTTCACGAATCTGAAGTGTGATACCATTGAGTGCAGCATTAGCGTTTGCACCACCTATCGTTCCATCAGGCTTACGTTTAAAGTATACATCAACTTCTGATAAGTAAACAGAGTTTGAACCTTGACCCATACCTTTCTTAATAAAGAATGTTTGTGCAAGAGGATCTCTACCTCGAATACGTCGAGCAACATTTCTAATTGTTGTTGTCGTATTCACATCAAAATTAGGTGACCTTGTAGATGTTGTTAAACTTGTCTTTTCAACACTGAAGTTGTATGCACGGTAAGTAACGAATCCTTTTGATGTTGCTCCACTATCAATACTTGAATATTGATTTACGTCAGCAATTTCTAATACCCTATCACCTACATAGAATGTTTCGGCAGGTAAATGGAAGACCGCTCTTAATACACCGTTTGCATCGGTTTCAACTGCATCACCCTTTTCGCCAAATCTTTCAACTTCATCAATTGAATCCGCTGTAATTGAACCTGGTAATACATGAGCATCAACAGAAATACCATCAAAGAAGAAGTAATGTCTTTGATTAGGTCTTAAACCTGACATATAGATTTTAATATCCCTTGATGCCATAAATGGTTGGAATCTAAAGTCAGATACAAATTCACCAACAAAGTTTTCGGTTGTTGTGCTACCGTCAATTGTAATTTCACTTGTTCTTGTTGTGATTGTTTGTGTCTGTGTACCTGCTCCTCTTCTTCCTCTTCGACCTGGGTCTCTTTCAAACATTGTCGTTGTTGAAGTATCAGTCATCGGAATGAACTCTTGAATACTATCAACGAACTCTTGGAAAGGTTCAGTTAAGTCAATATCAATAGATGCAGGGTTAACTGTTGTATCATAAGCAGCATCGTAAGGTGGAGAAATAATTCCATCACCTACATACTTGTAAAAATTAGAAACACAATTTCTAAAGTTAGAAGCATAAGGCTGCTCGATAATATCAACACTCGAATTTCTTCCAATTGTTGCCGCTTTACCATTATCGGTACTTGGGAACACAGAAGAACCTGTTGAAGAATCGTAAATCAAATCCAAAGCAAATGTTTTTAACGATGGAGTTAAAATCTTTTGATTAAATGGAACTGATGCGTTAAATTGTGGATGACTAATTTCAGATAAAGTTAAATCGTTGAATGGGTCAACAATAAATCCATTCTTAAATCTGTTTAAACCGTTTTCATCTCTGATAACCAAGTTTGAAGTTTCAGATTCTAATTGGTTCAATGAAATATAATATGCCATGTTATCAATCTTCTTCTCAAGATTGTGCATATCTTTCATTGTATAAGCTTTAATACCAGTTGCTCTTGGTCTGATTGCGTAATCTCCTTTACGGAGAACTTCAGCTTGCTTCTTGGATAGTGCAGGATATGATGGAATCTCAACGTTAGCAATTGCTAACTTGTCTGTTCCTATTCTTGGTGGAACCGCGTTTCTGTTTTCTTCACCCTTGATTAGGCTGATGTTTCCGTAAGAATCACAAGCAATAGTATCAATTCTTGTTAAGTAATATTCTAAATCTGTTTGTAAAGATTGCTGTGCAGCAGGAGTTAACGGTTGTCCTACATTGCTAAACGATAAAGCATATGTTCCAACTTGCGTAGAAATTGTAGGAGCAGAACCTGCACTTGTATTATTATAATCAGCCGAAGCATCTTTATTCACATGTGCTCTGAAATCAAAACAATCTCTTAAATTATAAACTGTTCCTGACCCAGATACATAAGAAGGAATCTCCCAAGCTTCTAATGAATTAGGATAGCTGTTAATTGAGAAGAAGTGTTCACCTGTAGATGTATTGACTTGAAACACTTTTAACTGAACTGTCATTGTTCCTGACGGTTGAGGTCTGCCTTCAATATATTCTAAATATGAAATATCGTAATAAGTATCTTTTTGATTTGTTCTTAATCTAAAGCTGTTTGAATAATCTTCGCCTGAAGAATCCACAATACTAATAATGTCAAATACATCAGGGAATCCTAAACTGTATTTGGATTGCGCATTATTATATGCAAATTTAATATAAGGTGATCTTACAACTTTATTATATGGGTCAACACCGTCGGTTGAACCAATTAATCTCTTGTTATAATAAACTGACACATTCGTGGCAGCTGTATTAGAAATTTGAATATTCAGCTGTGAATTATTTAATGCAGTTGATGTTGTAGCATCATGTTGTACTGAAGAACTATCAACAACTAATATGTCATCTTGTGAACAATTAAAATCTTCACCTGGGTTTGCCGTTAAAGTAATTGTTCCGTTGGAATGTGTAGCAGGAACATAAGCTCTTACAGGAATCAGCGTATTGTTTGTTCCAAATAATCCATTTACACCTGTATCAAAAACTAATGCCTTTTTATTTGTTTCTCTTAATAAAGGAGCAGCACCAGTTTGTTTTACTTGAACATAACCATTACCGTCGCTGAATCTATCTAAGTCTGATAAATTATATACACCACTATAAGAACCGCTATGTAAATAAATTCTATTCTTTGTTAAATTCTGAACATATACATCACCCATATCTTGGTTTGAAGATGTTTGAGGATTTGCTGCAGAACCAAGACCAATATCTAATTTTCCGTTCCAACCTGCCGTATCTTCAACTTCAAGATAATTACCATATTCCATAGAAACATTTTGGTTTGTAATTTCTTCAGTCGTTGCGATTTGGTCAATTGTAAATGCACGATCTCCAGAATTTTCTATTCTATAACCTTTGACATAAGCAGTACCAGGTCCTACAATAACTTGGACCTCTGTATTAGATTGACCTTCAGGAATACGGTCATCAGTACTTAATGGGAATTGTTCTAAAATATAATTACCTGACTCTTCGTATGTTCTTCGAGCAAGTTCATCACCTAATACGTTATATTGTGAAACGTCGCGAACAGTAATTGCATTACCGTTTTGATAACGAACTAATGTAAAGAAGTCAGAATCTGCAGCTGCAGTTGATGTATCTTTAACTGTGAGCGTAGGTACAAGTTTTAATCTATCAGCACCCGGTGCGTTTTCATTTTTAGAACCGTTTGCATTGTCGTATAGGCTTGAATCTTGTAAAGCATTAATAAGTGATTCAGATACTAAATAACCTACAGATTTATCGTTAGGCGAATTGCTGTATTTCTCAACAATAAGTCTCTGTTCGGCAACAAAGATAAAATGACCTTTTTGGAATATAATACCAGGAGCAGCTTCGATACCAAAAGACTTACCTACATGAGGAGTACTAATACCTGCACTTACAGCAAGTCCTTGAGTTATGACTGGTTCAGAGTTAAGAGTTTCTTGAGTTGTACCTCTTAAGTATTTGTGTCTGTTAATTACAAGGTTTTCACCAGCTTGGAATTGAGTTGCCGCTGATGTTGTATTTAAATAGTTAATATAGAATGTGTTTAAATCTGGTGGTCTTGTTTGGAAACCTGTTGATGCTTGAACAATTTCTGCTCTCAATCCTGTTGATTGACCAACAATTTCATAAACATAATCGAGTTCAACTTCTTGACCCTGAAGTGTTTCTACAGCAGGACCACTAATATAAGATGTTGCATTAAATCCGGACGGGCCATCGTTAACTTTAACGAATTGAAGGTCATCAAGTTCTGTAAAGTTACATCCTTTTACAACTGAACCTTCTTTAAATATATTATCTCCGAAAGCTTCTACCTGGCCTTGGAGCATTGTTTGTAATTGCGTAAGCTCTCTTGCCTGAATGGCATAGCCGGGCTTGAACATAACTCGATAAAACTGTTTCTCTACATCGTAATCATCGAAGTATGGAGCAATGTTTAAATTTTTATTAATAGGCATCTTTGCTTACGTTCCTTAAAATTCCAATACAAACTTAAATTCTTCTCTTGATAAGTCGGTTCTTGCTAATGGGAAGAAGTCTTCCATGAAATATACTTCACCTGTTCTTTGTATATAATCAGAATATACAATATTGTCTGCTACTGGATTATTTATTGTGATTCTCTGTCCTGTATCTGATACAATATCAAGATTAGGGTTAAATGATGTATCTCCATTACCTACAAGAATATTATTTCTGTTTGGACCCATAAATTCTGCTAAATAAACTGTGTTTGCTGATGCGTCAATTTCATGTACTTGTGCGGTAAATGTAATCTCATTACTTCCATCAATTTGTGTCACAGTACTATTTGCTGTTAAACTTCCATAATCGTCGGTTGTGACTGCGATACGATTATCAAAAACATCAGGAGATGAAACAGCATTTGACTGTCCACTTCTCCATGACCCGGATCCTACACTTCTAAATTGAGGTGATCTTACAATACCTAAAGCACCGTAAGTATTTACATCACCGATATGAGTATTGTCTTCTGCAGTTATATATCCATACATTCCAAAATGTTTACATTTTAATTCATCAATTAAATTATATGCGTGACCACCGTTTGGTTCAATAATAGGTCTTATCTTACATCTTACATCTGTCGTTGTTGGGTCATCAGGATTAAAGTCGACTGCAGGGTCAATTACATTTGCGATAACGTTTGTGTATCCTGAGCCTTTATTTAATACTGTGATTGAATTAATTACATCGTCTTCAAGAACAGGAATTGCGACCGCCCCAATACCATCTCCTTTAATATCAACTCTAGGAATAATATTAGCAGGTCCGTTTACTTTAACTCCTGCAGTGATTAAATCCTTATCAGCTTCATATGTTCCGCCTGATGTAAATGCACCAAATCCAGAACCGTCTAAATTATTTGCTAAATTTGGGTCTGTTCTTAATGAGAATGTATCATCGTCGATTGGTACTACATAATAAACTGGATTTCCATCACCGTCGTCATCATTCAATTCTGTCATACCACCTACATCTCTAAAACGAATAGGTTGTCTTGATACAAGATTATGACCTACTGATGTAATGACAACTGGGTTTGCTTGTGTTGCACCTTCAACGTTTCCTCTTGAAGGATTCGCAAGTTCAGGACCTACTCTTATTTCAGCCAAACCACTTGCTTCATTAAATTTATAATAATCTATTTTAAATAGATTCGTAACACTTGAGCTTGGATTTGTAATGTAAAGATATTGACCAACATAATAGTTATCAATTGAAGATAAGTCATTATTCACAGGGTCAAGTCTAACTGAAACTTCTCCGTGAACATTACCGCCACCTGTTCTACCAAAGATAAAATCCAACACTCCAAATTTTTGTTGATAACCTTGGTTACCATTTTGGTTCTCAACTTGAATATCAGAAATACCCCCACCTCGAACTTCAGCAGGTTCAATAACCGCTGCTGGGTCAATAGGAATATATCCTAATGCATTGTATCCTTCAAACTGTAATGTTGTTAAACGATACATATATTTCCATACATAACCGTCTGCTGTTTCATAAATTTGATTTAAGTTAGCATTGTCAAATGTAGGAGGAGATTCAGCAGCTGCACCGTT